TAATACATCTAAATTAACCCAACCATTTTTCCCATTCTTTTGTAAAAATTTTATAGCTTCATCAACTTTTACGCTAATGTTTCCCACTACAAAATCTGGAGCTCCAGCCCTACGCTTAAAGCTAAATCCCTCTGCAAATACTTTTTCTTGTGTCATAATCTTACTTTTTAAATTTATTAGTTATTTCATTTTTGTACTCATTTTTCATTTGGTAGGCGGTGAGTACTTTATCCGCCTGTGCTTTAGTGCCTTTCTCTAAAAGCGCTTTTAATTCCGTTTCTTTTAACCAGGGTTTATCATTTGTTTTTTGGTTAGCTACTGCATTACCAACTTCATCAGCTGATGCAATAGAGGTATCAATACCTATTCCCAAAAGTCCTAATGCCCTACCAGTTGCTGAGGTTTCACAGTTCTCAATAAAAGATGTTTTGTTAATGTAGCTGCTACCCATATATTCCTCAGCGTGTCCAGTTGCTCTGATCATTTTATTCTCATCAAATATTATAGCTCTAAATTGAACTAAGCGATCCTTTTTAATCTGGCAGACCTCATCTTTAATTTTAATAGTTTCAATTCCCCATTTATCATATTTTTTCTGGGAATGAAAAAAACCAATTCGCTCATTTACTTGGACATATTCTTTGCCCTTGATATTTATTGTTTTCATAGTTCTAAATTGTTTAGATTCAATTTTAATTGTTTTAGTTTTTTAAGCTCTGAATAAGTAAAGCGCCCAGGATCCTGTAGTTTTCTCTTTAACGTTTCATAGGAAAATCCTAAATGATCCGCTACATCTAACCTTCGAAGTCCTAAGCGTTTTATCTCATTAACAAATTCAAGTTCTAAATTGTTCATATATGTTTATTTACATAGCAAAATTACAAATATTTGGGGAAAATCCAAATATATTTGGAATTATTTTATAAAAAAAATCCCCATTCAAGTCGAAACCATCCTGGGGATCAGCAAACAAAAGGGATCTTTATGCTAGCTTTTTAGCTCTATATTAACTACAGAATCAACATCATTAGTTTGATTAGGTGTGTGCATTGTTAACTCAAATTGATTTGATTTAACATCAAATTTCATTGCATCAATGTAACAGCTGACATTTTCTCTAAAACTAGAATTGCCAAAATCAACCCATATTTTATTATGTAATGAAACTGGTATATTCTGATCTATTAAATTGTAAAATGTACCTTCATAGCGTGTTACAAAATCTCTAAAATCATTAAGTATCTCCTGAGTTATAATTCTATCTAAACTATCATTACTTATAAAATGAAAATCTCTAGGTCTTTGAAAATATCCACCATAACCACCCTGAGAAGCGTTATCCCCTAAATAATTTGAAATTAATAAATCTTTAATCTCATATATAGCTGTTCTTTTTTTGCTACCCTGCTGAGTATTTGATAAAATTATATTACTAGCGTTTTCTGTTACCTCAGCAATAAATATCTTGTCAAAATAAGTAGAATTAATTAAAGGCACTCCAGATGGAGGCGTTGGATATGTAGTAAATCTAGGATAGTGAATCTCTAAAGTGACGCCCATGGCGCCCTTAGTCCTATCCCAAGGTTTTAAATCTAGTTTTACGTTTTGCCAAGTACCTACTTTTTTAAATTTAAATAATTTGGTTTTTTCATTTGTAGATGTATTTGGCCCATCCCATCTATCTTGATACCAATTCCAATATAATAAACTAAAATCTGTAGCATATGCCCTCACAATTATACCAATTTCATATTCCCAAACATCTGAAAAATTAGATTGTGTATTGTCTGGATCGACATGAAATGAAAATCCTACTTTTAATTTTTTACTCTCATCTGTAGTTATAGTATTACTAATAATTACATAAGGATCATCATAATTTATATTATCTAAACCAAATGCACTTGTTCTAATTGACTTGTTGCCTATTGAAATAAAATTTTCATTAGCTACTGTGCCAGGCGCTGGGTAAATACTCGTGTTTGGTCCTAATGTATAATCATAATCACCATACAAAAGCTGTGGATTTTTATTTTTTATAAAATCTTTTGTGACATCTGCATTGTATTTTACTTTTTGATATGGGCGCAAATATTCTTTATATAAATCACCGCCTACTGGCTTTAAATCTGCTGGTGCTTTTAAAAGTATGTTTTCAGATGTGGTAAACTTGTAGTTTCCTAATCTATCATATACTTTATACTCTATTATTTCCTCTCCAGTATCTATTAATTGATTTTTAATAGAGTTTCCAATGTTTAAATTGTCTTGTTCATTGATGTTTTTATCTATCAAATTACTATTTGAAACAACATACCACCTTCCCTGGCTTTGAAATACCCTTGAATTTGTAGCTTTTAAAAATGACTCTAAAAGATCTTTTGAATTTCTAAAATCTAAATCATCATAAATACCAAACTCATTTAAAACAATATCGTGATACAATGTATCATTAGTTAACCCATTAATTTTCCTTACAGAATTTGCTACATATATATCTAAATCTAGCTGTATTTCATTTAGTATATAATGAATGTAAAAAAACATTGTATCCTCATTGGAATCAAAACCGCCATCTGGTGCATTTGAATATGGCGCATCATAAGAATCTAGTGTACCTAGTCCATCATAAGCAACTAACTTAATAGGATTTGGATGCGGCTGTAAACTTTCCTGGTATTGATCTGTTTGAAGCCATCCTTCCCAGAAAATTTCAAAATTATTTTCCTCCTCCCATAGATAGTTGGCTTGCTCCCATTGATCATTTTCCGTATTCCAAACCTTATCCTGGTCTAAACCAGTTGAAATTCTTACTTTGTATTCTTGTTCACTCGCCCTATAAAATTGATCATAAACAGTGGTATCAGTTTCGAATAAATTAAGCTCACAGGTTGATCCTATTATGGGCGTATAAAAGTCATCATCACCTTCCCATTTGATAACAACTGGATTGACTTGACCTATTAACGGAAATACATTGCCAGAATAATTATTTTGTAATATTTCAACTCTCCGCAAATTCCCTTTTACATCGGAAAATACTAACCTAAATTTAACTCCGTATGCCATTTGTTTATTTTATTCTACTTCGGTTTCTGTCTGCTCTTTGCAATGCCACTACTAAATCTTGACCATTTATTTTAAATTCTCCGCCTACATTTACATTTTGACTAGCTCCGCCGCCCATCATTCCCTTGAGTTTATCAAGTGGAGCGATTACCTCAGGATTGGCTTTAGCACCTGGATATTCTCCCATCATTCCCATAGTAGGACCAGAAACGATTCCACCATTTGCAAATTTCGGAATAGCAGCAAATGCAGCCATAACACCCCCCACAGCAGTTGCAATAAACGCTGGAGTTGTCACTATAGCCGCTGGACCAGTTGCGGTACCAGATGCGGTTGCGCCCATTATAGCTTGAGATACTGCTGCTGATAGCATCATAGCTATCAATTGAACGATAGTGCCTATTAAACCCTTTAAAAAACCCTGAAAACCTTCGTTAGCTAAACCTAAAGATGCTACTAAATTGGTGGACATTTGACTAAAAGCGTTGCTTACTTCTTGTCCGACTATATTAGCTTTCTCCCTTAAATCCTCTAATTTTTCTAAAAATGCTTTATGTTCATCTGAATTTAAAATGTTTTCTAAATCAATCTCGGGCGTGTTAAACTCATCCATAACTGGAACTGAATCTGGATCAAAATTATCCATATCTGGAGCCGAAACTGAATCGTTTTTTTTAAAAAGATCGCTTAAACTTATATTCATTGATGAGAATGCGTCCCCTAAAGCATCATTAAAATCCTCTGCAATTTCTTGAGCTTCGGCTTCTAGCTCCCACTCAAATTGTAAGTTTTTTAATTCAATAGCCCTAAGGTCTTTAAGTGATTCTGTTAGTTTTTCAGTTTCATCGGTTGTTTCTTTTAAAGGTTCTTTTAAAAGCTTTAAAGATTTTTTTAATTTAGCATTTATTCTAGCAGCTTCAGCTGCAGCTTTTGTTTTTTCATTAAATGCTTTTGCAGCGTCCTCAGCTTGTAATGCAGCAAATTTTAAAGGATTCCCTAATGACTTTAATATATTAAAAAATGTTTTTGTCCTACTCACAGCTGGCTCTAATCTATGTAGATATTCAACAAATACAGCAACTAAAGCCGCTACACCAGCAGCAATAGCACCTACAGGGTTGGATAACATTGCAATAGTTAGCGTTTTAAATGCCGTTGCAACTTTAATTATTATAGGCAAAGCAATAGCAAAGCCAGAGGAAACTAAAGCTATACCAGATGACATTGAACCTATAATTATTAATAAAGGACCAGCAGCAGCAACTAAAGCGGTAAAAATCACAATAGCTTTTTGAACTGTAGGATTTAATGATTGAAATTTATTGCTCAAAGTTACTAGTAAACTAGATATATCTTGAATTAATGGTAAAAACGTTTGTAATAATACGCCACCAATTTCAGAAAAAGCAACTGACAAATCATTTAAAGATTTATCTAACTTAAAAGATGCTGATTTTTCTAGTTCTGTAAATGCCCCTGCTGTTATTCCAACAGTGTTATTCATTCTGCTATATATTTTTTCGGTAGAGGCAAGGTTATTACCCATTAAATCTAATACTCCTGATAATGCTCTAGTATTAGCAAACACCTTTCCTTGAGCTTCCTCATTATCGCCAAAAGTTTTAGTAAGTAGTTTTAAAGTACTTAATAAACCATCTTCCTTTATTTTTTTACGCAATTCAGCAGCAGATAACCCAAATTCCAGTAAAGTTTTTTTAGCTTGCTCAGTTGGTTTTAATAATGCAAATAAAACCCCTCTTATCTGAGTTGCTGCCACAGCAGCATCTGTACCAGTTCTAGACATTGCGGCGAATGTAGCGCCGACCTCACTGAATTTTACTCCTAACTGTGAGGCAATAGGTAGCACAGTACCCATTGATTGAGATAAGGAATCAGCTTGTAGTTTACCCTCTCGAATTGAGGCGGTTAAAACATCAGTCGCTTGCGCAGCCGATAAATTTTCAATACCATAAGCATTAAGCGCAGAGGTTGCTAAATCAGCGACCACTTTAGCTTCTCCTAACCCTACAGCAGACGCCTTTAATGACTGTTCTAATACATCCATTGCATCTGATCCTCGTAAACCAGCGGAAGTAATAAAGAATAAAGCATCAGCAGCATCTTTAGCGCTTATACCCGTATGTTTAGCCATTTCAATAGCGGCTTTCCCCATTTTATCAACCTCATCAGATGCAATACCTACTAAGGTTTTAATCTGAGTCATTGACTTATCAAAATCAGAAGCCATTTTAATGGCGGCACCTCCAGCAATAGCCAATGGCAATGTAAGCTTCATTGATAAATTTTGCCCTACAGCAGTTACTTTTTTACCAAACGACTGTAATTTACCAGATGCTGTATTTAGCGCTTTTGTCAGCTTACTAGCATCGCCTATTATATCTACTCTTAATTTTTGATCTTGCATAGTACAAAAATACTAAAAAAAAAGGCGTTAGAATTTAACGCCAGCTGCTATAGCTTTCTCTTTAAATGACTCATAATCCTCTTTAGTGCCTTTTGGTTTTTCTGTTTTATTGAATTTATCCTGGGGTAAAGGGAATAGTTTCTCTGGTTTTATCATTTGCTGGCGCTTTTGACAATTTACATTATGGATCATAGTAGATAAATATCTAATACGTTCCCATTCCAGATTTTGTTTAATCATGTGAGATTCGCCGAGCATTTGATTTTCTCTCCAGGTGTAAATCCAAAACTTATCTGGATCAATGCCGACTTGCCCAATATAATAATCCTCTATGTCATCCCAGATTAGGGAGTCGGCTGCTTCTTTCCCTTAGTATTAATTACAGTTTTAGCTTTCCTATCAATTCCCATATTTAGATCATTGCCTAAAATACGAGATTCCATCATAGCTGAGATCATTTTCTCTAGCTCATCCTGGTTAATATCTTCAAGCCAAGCGCCTACTTTAAACTCATTGTAATCTATCTCATTGCCTTCCTCCTGGTCGTATGCTAAAATAGCACTGTAAACCAGGGCGCGAATAGCTGAAATAGAAACGCCACCAGCAAATAGATCACCGATCTTGTCTAGTGGCACGTTCATAATTTCTGTAAAGTTTGCCCAGAAATTCATACTGAAATGTAGCGTAACATTACGCCCCCCCAGTTTAGTGGTGTAATACCCTCTCCTTTTGTTTGCCATTATGTAGTTACTTTATATTACGAATTTACTGACTTAGTAATTGCCCCTGTTAATGTTAAAGAACCGCTGTAGCTTACTGGTGATTCCATCTCGGCGCTCATTTCTACACTAGAAAGAAATCCTTCAGCAGTGTAAACAGCATCGCCTGTAACGGTTGTACCAAAAACGCATGTTAATTGCGTTCTAGCTAGTAAGTAATCAGCCAATTCAATAGCATTAGCAGTATCATCATAAGCCACTAAACCATCAAAAGAAAGCTCTCCAGACATTACTCCAGCAATAACCTCCTGAAAGCCGCTACTGTCTTTAGTAGTCGCCTCTGGCAAGTCGTTGTTTAGAGATAGTGAGCAGCTAGTTGTGTGTCCTAGTGCTGCATCCTCGATCTTTAATATTAAGTTAGTTCCGTTAAATACTCCTGTAGTCGCCATTAGTTATAAATTTTATACAAATATAGTTATTTTAAATTTTATTATTTTTAAATCTTTTATTATGCAAATGCCATATAAATATATCCCAAGGTACTTTGATTAAACTCCGATTGATTTACGTTTAAAGTAAATCCAGTTGAAATAAAGGATAATCCATTGGGTGTTCCAGGATATG